GGCGGCTGATGCGGCTTATGCGGCGGCTTATGCGGCTCGTGCGGCGGCTCGTGCGGCGGCTGATGCGGCGGCTGATGCGGCGGCTGATGCGGCGGCTCGTGAAAAACAAAGCACACGGCTGGAAGCGATCTTATTTGATCTATTGGATATTGATAGCGGACAGGAGTGAAACTTATGACAGATAACGTATGGCACGAGGACGAACGGGAGTATAACCGGGTAGCGGCTAAATTGCATGGCGCGATTGTCAATGTCAGGCGGCGCACCGAGGACGGCGGGCTGGATCGGGCGCGTGGCCGGCGGTTTGTCAGCCTGCTAGTCGAGTCGGGGCGGTATGAGTTTTGTAGCCGTTGCAGCCAATTACTACCGGCCAATGGTCAACATTTCCGCACTGATAACAGCAAGGTGAGGGGCTGGACGCAGCCGTGCCGAAGCTGTGATGCGGAACTGCGCGGCCTTCGCCGGTTGCGTAAAGTTACGAGGCGGCCATTCCTGGCACGGCGGCTGGCACAGCGGGAACGTGAGCGCGGTAAGTGAGTTGCCGCACGGTACGCCGGTTTGCGCCATATTCATGTTATAATGGTTGCAAAGGGGTTTCGCTAGACCGTCCAAACCAGGGCGGTCTTTACGTTATATCCCAACCGCACCGACTGCCCCACTACAGCGCGGCTGTACAAAAATCAAATCCAGTAGGGGACGGCTGTACCTGAAAATCCATTTGAAAAATGTTGAAAAGGGCAGGGCGGTCAGGCTTTGGGATATGTTTAATAGCCAGATTAGGTTAATTCGGGGTAGTGCGGGGGTGGTCAGATTGTTTGTGTTTATCCCAAATATCCCAAGCCACTTATCATAGGAGTAATATGTGGGAAAGACATTCAAAACACTATCTATCATATTGGCAATTTATGCGGCTGCGTTGCTGGTTGTTGGGGTTTTGAGTTTCCATTCAATGGTTAGTGCCGCGCCCGCGCAGTGCAGCATAGACAAGGTCGTGTACTATTTTGAGGTTCTACCAGCGGACGTGTTTAGTGGCGGCCCCGACGCGGTTGCTGAATATTTTACGCATATGCAGAATATTCGTGGTTACGCGCTGGTTGATATTATGATGATTCAGGGCGTGCCGTTTGTGGTCTATAGCAGGCCGGTTGGATATATTGAGCCAGAGGCTACACCGACATTAGAGCAAGGGAGTAGTGCATAATGGATATTCAGAAACTATTGACACCCGATAAATGGGAACGGCTGGAGAAACAGGAATGGCTAATCGAAGACGCTATGGATTTTTTGCGAACAATCTATAAAGAGTGCAATCAGTATGATACGAAACGCACCGGGGGCATCATGATTAATGTCCACATTAGAGCTACGGGCTTTGTCGATATGGCGGTAAATTTTGATGCGTCTTCCCTACCGCCCGTTAAATGGTATGACGGGAGATAATCCTATTACAAGCACCATAGCCGCCTGCGCCACACCTTACGCACTGGCTCCTTCTCCTTACGCTATCCTGCGCGGGCGGTTATGTTTTTACTAGATGGCTGAAACAATATGGACACCTAAAAAAAGAGACAAGTTTATTTCCAAGCTGCGCGAGATGCCCAACGTGTCACGGGCGGCGCGTCTTACGGTTGTATCACGGTCTTCTGCCTACCGGCTGCGCGAAACAGATAGTGAGTTTGCAGCGGAGTGGGACGCGGCTATTGAGGAGGGCGTAGAGGCGTTGGAAGAGATCGCTATGCGCCGTGCCAAAAAGAGCAGTGACACCCTGCTGATATTCCTACTTAAAGCGCATAAGCCGGAAATGTATCGTGAGCAGCGCGACTTGAATATCGGCGGCAAGGACGGCGATAACGTTAAGTTAGAACTCGTCTACCCTGATTAGTCATGAGGATAACGCTACCGATGAATAGGCGAAAAATGCAAACAACATTGGAAGCCGCTTTAGAACAAATCAACAGCGTTCGTGCTGCTATGTCGTATGATGGCCTCGATCCGTATTATCATCTGGGGGCTGCTGAGAGATACGTAAATGAAGTGTGGCGAGCCATGAATAGCCAATGGGGAAAGACTGAAGGGCAGCTATGCCCGAATAAAGAATGCTGTTATGATCTCGTTCTGTCTGGTTCTGGTTGGTATAGATGTGGTAATTGTGGGCAGGTTTTTGAGGCGAGATCCACAGACTCCGATTTTGAGGATTACCACAACCACACCGGGGTAATCCCTGATGGCGAAATCATTCATGATGCGGAGGTCATTGGCCCTTCCTGGGCAAGCCCAGAAAACGGACAAACCTGTGCATATGATCCGATAGACAATGTGAATAAATAGCGAACCACCCTGAGTAATGCAACTCGTTCTACCGATAAAGCCACACGACAAGCAGAAACCGATTATACACCCCTCCGCACGGTTCAATGTGATCGCAGCGGGACGACGGTTTGGCAAAACCGAATCGCAGAAACTACGCGCTATTTACATGGTGATGGAAGGGCAAAACGTATGGTGGGTTAACCCGACATTCGACAATACATACGAAACATGGATGGATTTCCTGACCTTTTTTGAGCAATTCACACCGCGCGAGAATATCAATAAATCGCGCCGCCAAATCTTTACACCGACTGGTGGAAGTATCCGTATGCTAGGGGCGGACAATTTTAAGCGTGGCCCCGGCATTAATCACGTATTCATAGACGAAGCGGCGTTCCTTGATTTGACTAACCTATGGAATTTCCAGATACGGCCCATGCTGCTAGATAGCAAGGGCGGCGCTACGTTCCTGAGCAGTACCAATGGCCGTAACGAGTTCTGGCGGCTGTACCGGCAAGGGCAAGACCCTGAGCAATCGGAGTGGGCATCCTGGCATTTTACATCCTACGATAACCCGCTGATTGACCACGCTGATATAGATGACATTAAGCGCAATTCGCCAGAGCGCGTTTTCGCACAGGAATACATGGCGGAGTTCCTAGAGGACGGCGGCGCGGTATTCCGTAACCTGACCGCCTGCACGGATGGGTCAATCATGATTGACCGTGAGAATGGCATCTATCCGAAAGCGGTTGGGCGTGTGGTCATGGGGGCTGATTTAGGCCGGCACAACGATTACACCGTTATCTATGCGCTAGACCGGGAGACCGGCACAGTGCTGGATTATGACCGATTCACTGATATATCCTGGGACTTGCAAGCCAGCCGTATCACGGTGATGGCAAGGCGATGGACACCTGAGGTTATATGGATGGAAGAGAATTTCAATGATTCATTTGTTGAACGTTTACAAGGCGAGGGGCTACCTATTAGACCATACCGCACCACCGCACAATCCAAACAGCAAATCATTAACCAGCTAGCGTTAGCGTTTGAGCAGGGAGACATCACTATCCCTGACGAGCCGGTACTAATTGGCGAATTGCAAGCCTACACGGTAGAACGTTTACCGTCGGGCAATCTGCGCTATACCGCACCGTCGGGATTACATGATGATTGTGTTATGGCGTTGGCATTGGCGTGGCATGGCGCGTTACAAACCCCGGTCACAATCACAGTGAGTCGTTATGCTTAACTTGAATGGCGCAAGCGGTATCATACAATCCAGTTTTATTGACCACCTAAAAGAGCGCGAGACCGCACGGTGGGCAGAATATATCAAGGTGCGGGAATATTACGACGGGGTTCATTACACGCAGCTAACAGACCGTATGCGGCAATACCTAAACGTGAACCGCGATGCTAATTTCACGGTCAATTATTGCCCGATGGTGGTCAATGCGAAACGTGACCGGCTGATTGTGTCTGGCTTTTCAGCAGAGGACGATACGCAGGACGATACAATCTGGTCATGGTGGCGCAAGAATCGTATGGATCGTAAGCAAGGGATTGTCCATCTGTCCGCTATACGTGACGGCGATGCGTTCGTTTTAGTTGAGTGGGATGAATTCGCACAGATTCCCCGATTCCATTATGAACCAGCATACGCCGGCGAAGGCGTGATGGTCTACTATAGCGAAGAGCGGCGCGATGAAATCGCCTTCGCCTCAAAGCACTGGGCGATACGGTATGGTTCCAACACCGGCAAAATGTGGCGGAAAAATCTTTACTTTCCAGATCGCATTGAAAAATACGTTTCTCAAAGTGATGTTGAGTCTGGCATGTGGAAAGCATATGAGGAGGGGGCGGATGTAACGCGCCCCGGTCATATGGGCATGGCGGGCGTAAATTGGTGGACTGATGACGGCACAGAGAACGGTGAACCGTTGGGCGTGCCGGTTGTGCATTTTAAGCATAACGATATAGGCGACCAATTCGGTACAAGCCACCTGGCTAATATTATGCCGATTCAGGACGCGGTGAATAAGGCCATGATTGATCTGTTGGCTGCGATGGACGCGAACGGGTTTGGTCTATTGGTTGGTTATGGCACAGACGCATGGCAGGGGGTGAAGGTCGGCCCCGGCGCGATTGCGTCGGTCAGTAAATCGCCTAACGATGCAAAGTTAGATCGTCTACCTGCTGATAGCCCCCAGGGGCTTCTATCGGTCTATAACGCGCTTGTGATGGAAATAGCGCGTGTATCTGGTACACCGCTCAGTTACCTGCAATCCAGCGGGCAGGTAGCTGCTGAGGGGACAATGAAACAGCAAGAGGTTGCCCTAGTAACACAAATCGAAAAGGCGCAAGTCGATTTCGGTAACGGGTGGGAAGATTGCATGAAATTAGCCCGGCGGTTGCATAATGCGTTTAGCGATGAACCTGAGATTGATAATGATGTGATTATTGATACATTGTGGGAATCAGCCGAATCGCGCAATGATAAAGAGGTGGCCGAAACGTTGGCGATTAAGGTTGAGAAGTTAGGCGTTACAGAAGAGCAAGCCCAGACTGAGTTGGGATACAAATCGAATGAGATCGCACAAATGCAACGCAGCAAACTACGTAACAGCGCGTTGGCGGTGCGATCATTGTCAACCAACCGCGCCGGCCAAACCGATGATACAGATGACGCGCAGGAAATGACACAAACTGAGAATGAGGACGCAGACGATGCATAGCGGGTGGTATTGGACGGATGAAAGTTTCCGGCGTGGTTGGAATGAGTCCATGTCTGGTGAAGTCTATCCACAAGAAACATTGTGGGATGATACAGACAAGTTTATAGCGTCCCTATTTGAGGAATTATCCGATGCGATGGAGGACGATACCGCACCGTTGGTTTATCTTAATGACGATAAGGAGAGTGGCAATGAATCAAAAGGATAGAGATTATCTGAGCGCGGTGGTTGGGGAATTGGTTGATATTCAAAGCGAAGCCCCGACTGTTAGTACCTATAACCAGGGCAGGACGCAAGGCAGTATTAGCAATCAGATAGGCGATGTTGTGGATATGCTGACCGGCTGGTTAGACGAGGGTGAAGATGAGCGAACAGAGCCCGATTGAAATACGCGGTCAACCGTTGGATTTAGACGTGCTATTGGATTTTGCTACGATTGACCCGGAGGATATTGAGATCGCGGCGCAATGGTGGGATGACCACGCCACTGAGCGGTGGGTTGGCGCGTTGGATGTTGAACCGATTGACGAATGACATTCAACCCGTTTGAAACCACCTACCGTTACAATAATAATGCCCAGCGATGGACAGACCTCAATACAGGGCGGTTTGTATCTAACCAGTCCGTTACTGATGAGATGCGTCGCCACCAACAGGCCACGTTTGGCGCATTAGATAGCATGACGCAAAATCTCTATTCCGGCAACATTACGCTGGAGCAATGGCAGACCGGGGTAGCACAGGAATTGAAACAGGCGCATTTAGCACAATCTATGTTTGCCAATGGCGGCAAGCATAACATGACCAGTGTCGAGTACGGGCGCGTTGGTGGGACGCTGGCTGATGAGTACCGATACCTGAATAATTTTGCGCAAGGCATCGCCAACGGCACTATATCGGAGGCGCAAGCGCAAGCCAGGATACGGCAATACGGCAAGGCCACGCAGCAATCATATTGGAGAGAGTACAGCCAAGCCAGGGAAGGCAAACAGGTTAATTGGATTGTCAACCCTGGCGAGAATTGTACCGATTGTTTGGATATGGAATCAGGCAACCCGCACGATGCAAAAACACTAGATAAATTCCCCGGCTCAGGGCAAACACAATGCCGGGGCAATTGTAACTGCACGCTGGAGGATGTATGAACTATTCATTTGATGAACTGTATCGCGAATATCTATCATACGGGTATACACGGCAGCGTGCGTTTGATGGAGCAATGGAAACCGTTCATTATTATGAGAATGGCAAATTGCCGCATAACGCCTATGTGATCGAGAGTATTGAGCAACATGAGGGCGGATTGTTAGTTATTCACAATGATCCTACGGGGGCAGAGTACGCATGAGCCAAAACCCCAACACGCTACCATCACACGATGGCAATACAAACGAGATAGGGCATTGTCGCCATTGCGGGTTCCAGTGGGTCATACGTGAGGGCGCAAAGGGCAAGAAATATAGCAACGTTAGCGGGCGCGTTTGCCCATTTTGCGGTTATACCGATTCGATAGAGTATAGTCAGGAAGATAACCGATGATAAACGTAAAGATTCTAAAATCATACGACCCGTATTACGAGTTGGCAAAAGAGTTTGCTGATTTTAATGCGGTATGGCGTTGGTCGGTGGATCACTCCCAAAAACACAATAGCCGATACACATACCGCGTAACACAATTGCCCCCCGGCTCACTACATGATTATGTTGTATTCATATGTTCGGACGATACCCCCGCATCGTATTGGCATAGTTATGATGGACTTGTGGCGCATTTAGCATAGTGCATAACTGCCAATATTGAATAAATCTATTACAAGCTAATTAACGTCCCATTCCGGGGCGTTTTTTATTTCCTACGTGACGTTACACGTAAAACACGAAATAGGAGAATCTAATGACCGAAGTAACCGACAACAACGAGCAAGGCAACGAACCGCAACAGCAAGGATCAACCCCGTCCCCGCAGACGCAAAACAGCGAACATATGATTCCTAAATCACGGTTTGACGAGGTGAATAACAAGTACAGGGAGCTATCTGACAAGCTGGCTGCAATGGAAACAGAGCGGCAACAGCAAGAGCAGCAATCCCTGGAAGAGCAAAACCGTTTCCGTGAACTATATGAACAGACCAAAGCGCAGTTAGAAGCGTTAGAACAGGTCAAGGAAACGGCTGAGCGTTTTCGTGGTTCATTGCAGGCGACCAATGAGAGCCGCATTGCACAGATACCAGAGGACAAGCATCACCTTGTGCCGGAGTTTGACGACCCGGTGGCGTTAAGCGCGTGGCTGGATAAAGCCATGCCTGACTTAGTAACGCCGGCCAAACCGAAAGCACCGGGGCTGGATGGCGGTTCTGGCACGAATACGAACAGTCAGGCCGCGCCCCTATCGGCGACGCATGACGCGCTAGCCGATGTTGCCGCTCAGTATGGTTACGAGGTCGATAAAGAGCGTATCGCAGAGTACGCCAAACAATCGACAAGCATAAGAGATACTGGAGAGTAAGGTATGGCATTTACATTCGCTTACGATCTGACCGGGGCTGCGCCTATCATCCGCAAGCAAACCGTCGCCGATACGGTGGTTTTGTCTAAGGGTGAGATGGTCAACCTGGAATCAGGCGAATTGACGACAGCGGTAACAGCAGATACCGCAATATATGGTGTGACGGCTGAGGCCGTCGATAACACCGACGATGGATTGGAGTGTGCTGTGATTGTTAATCCATTTGCAGTATACGCAGTCACCGACGCAAACGCACGGTTAGCCGGCGCGCCACTTGATATTGGCACAGGTGCTTTGACCCTTGCGTCAAATTCTAATTCCGATTTGGTTGTAGTTGAGGACAGCACGGCAACAGAGCCAACGCTGGTCACCTTCAATGGCAGCCATATATTCAATCCGTAATAGGGGAGGTTAATCATGCCACAGATTTCTGGTAATTTTGCACAACTGGTTGATCTCGACCCGGTGTTGACTGATATATTCTACCAACACTATACACAGAACTTAGGTAATGGCGGGGTAATGTCATTATTCAATATGATCCAATCCAGCAAAGCGAAGGAAACCGATTTGCGGGTTGGTGGGTTCCGAGACCCGGTTCCGTTCACAGGCACGATTGAATATGCCGATGCAGAGCGTGGCTATGAAGTAGAGTATAGCCACACTGAGTATGTGTTAGGGTTCCAGGTCGAGCGCAAGCTGGCCGATGATATGCAATATGGAAACATATTCGGGCGGGCGGAAGAGCTTGGTACAGCATTCGCACGTAAGCGGCGCAAGGATGCAGCTAGTGTGTTTAACAACGCATTTAGTACATCGTTCACCGGCTACGATAGTAGCCCGCTATGTGAGACTACACATAACCGTAGTCGCACCGATTCGACCTCAGTTAGCAATGAACTATCAACTGCACTGAATAGTGATAATCTGGAATCCGCAATCACCACCATGCAAGATTTTGGGGATGATTTGGGCGAAGAGATTACCATTATGCCAGATACGTTGGTCGTTCCACGCGCCCTTCGTAAGACCGCGTTTGAAATTACACAATCTATGCAAGTACCGGAAGATGCGAATAATGCGATTAATGTCCATGAGGGCATGAATGTAATCGTTGATCCGTATTTGACCGATACAAATGCGTGGTTTGTGGTCGATAGCGCAATGGCGCGTCGCTACCTGAAATGGTACAACCGCATCATGACTGAGTTCGGAGCGACAGAGGACTTCGATACATACATCCGCAAATATCGCGGCTATATGCGATATGCCTATGGATGGTCGGATTTCCGCTGGGTAATCGGTAGCAATCCGAGTTAATGGAGGGCTGATATGACATTGACCAATTTCCCAAACGGGATTTCATCGTTCGGTGTGCCGGTGCTGGGGGGTGCTAATATCCCCAGCACGACAGGCACTTACTTTTTTGTCGATAGCGGGGCGGCTCAAGCTAGTGATGCAAACGCCGGCACGACTCCTACCTACCCGATGGCTACGATTGACGCGGCTAATAATGCGGCCACCGCCAGCAATGGTGACGTGATTATTGTCATGCCGGGTCATGTCGAGAACATTACGGCGGCTACCAGCCTTGTGTTGGATAAGGCCGGCGTAACGATCATCGGTTTAGGGTTTGGGCGTAATCGTCCTGTCCTGACATTCACTGCTACAGCGTCCCGAATCCCGATTAGCGCAGATGATATATATGTCTCTAATTTGGTATTGGACGCTAGCATTGCAGCGATTGTGAGCGGCGTTACCGTAACAGGCGACGATGTGACGTTAGACAATATCGAGTGGAACCTTGACGCTACGGGCGTAGAGTTTTTGCAGATGTTGGATGTCGATGCAGCAGACCGTGTGACGGTACAAAACTGTAAGTTCATCGCTGAAAATATCGCTGGCACAAACACGGGTATTCGTTTTGATACGGCGAGTTACCTACGGATTGTGAATAGTGAGTTTCGTGGTGATTTTACAACCGCCGCGCTATCAGGCACGGCAGGCAGCGCAGCGGCCAGTACCGATGTTGTCATCGCGCATAACTTCATTGAGAACCGCGATACAACCGCCGGGATTCTGTTAGACGCACATGACAACGGGACGGGGCTACTAGCGCATAATTCTATGTTCACCCTGTTCGCAACCGCGCCGGAAACGGCACTCGATCCAGGCAATATGCTATGTGTTGAGAATTACATCGTTAACGCGGTTGATGAGTCTGGGCTACGTGTACCAGAGACACAATCAACCTAATCACAACATTGAGGGGCTTAACCGCCCCTCTTTCATTTTGGAGGTGGCATGATACGACAATGGAAACTTGACACAATTACAGGGAACGATTCAGCAACCAGCGCAAGGCCGCTATTTGGTCGTGTGCTAGCGATCTATTTAGAATATGCCGTAACGCCAAACGCGGCCACTGATGTGACGATTGCGACGGTTAATAGCCCGGTAAAAACCATTTTGACCGTGACGGATAACAACACAAGCGGTTGGTATTATCCCCGTGAACAAATACAGGATAATACCGGCACAGGGCTGGTTTACGCCGCTACTGATGTAGTAGCCGAATCTATTCCGGTTTCGGACTATATCAAGGCAACGGTAGCGCAAGGCGATAATGACCAGACGCTAAACGTGTGGGTTCTATTAGAGGAATAAATGGCTGTCTCATATACCGACACCCTATTAACTGATAGAGATAAAATCCGCTTCAAGGTTCAGGACACGGTAGAGAATAGCGGCCCAAAGCCCAACGGTGGCAATTTTAGCGACAATGAGATCGCTGGGATGTTGACGATTGAAGGGACGGTCAACCGAACCGTTGCCGCGCTGTTTGAAGCCCTTGCGTCCATATGGGGGCATTATGTCGATACACGCATCGGCCCCCGTGATGAGAAGCTATCACAGATCGCAGAGCGTTACGCAAAAATAGCCCAAAAATGGCGGGATGAATACGGCTATGGGGACGATGCAACCACCCTATCTGCCGGGTATGTGACTCGGCAAGACGGTTATTCAGATGATATAGACGCGGGGCAGGAATGACGCTCCTTAGCACAATGACTGCCACTGCTACCACGCAACGAACCCCGGCTATATCCAGCGGCAAAATTGGCGACCCGGTGACGAATTTGGAAAGCGTAAAGATCACACCTGTTATGCTGCAAGATACACGAACACAACTTAGCATCAGGCAGGCAATCGGGCTGGAAGGCACAGCGGTGCAGGTATTTGAAGCCTATACACAATCACACGCCCACACCGATAGCAGTTCCGCAGTAACGCAGATGCCTGATATACGTGCGGGGGATCGGCTCATTACGGGCGGTGTTACCTATGTAGTTCGTTGGGCAGAACAGCAACCGGCCACCGCGTCATTGAGTGCCACGCTGATACTGTATTTGACAGAGGACAAACGCCAATGACAACCACATTCCAGAGCAGGGAGGCGGTTCGTGATGAGCTTGTCACCTTGTTTACTAACAATGGTTCCTGGCAAGAGGTCTATGGTTACGCGCCCGATTTGAACGAAATTATCGGTAAAACGCCGGTTCTGATGGTACGTAGCCGGGGGACGGCACAGGACATGGCCGGCGATGAGACCAACCCGGCCAGCTACCAATTCGCAATTACGACCTGGGTGCTAGCTTATTCTGAGGATGGCAATTGGACAAGTGCCAACGCTGAGGACAAGATAGACGAGTTGGATAAGGTTGTGAGGCAAGTCATACGTAATAACGCCGGGGGCGGGTCTAATGCAGACCAGTACCGATTTGACCCGGCACAATCAGAGGTTAGGGATGTTATATTGCAGGGCGGTGTGCCGTATATGGTTGAATCACGGTTGATCTATGCCGACCTACCAAGAGGGGCGGTCTAATGAGTATCCGAGTTGAGGGCGTAGAGGAGCTTGTAGAGGATTTCACTAACGCCAAACATATCATTGACCGCAGAGCGAAAGCCTACCTGAACGATTTGGGGGGTTGGGGCGTAGGGCGTGCTAAGGCATACACGTTAGACGCGGGCGCGGTTGATTTGGGTGAATTGGTTCAGGGATTACACCACAAAACCAAAAGTACTAGCCAGGGTTGGGAAACAACCATACGTCCATCAGACGAGGCGGATAAATACGCGATTTATGTCGAGCGTGGCACACGCCCGCATTTCCCGCCAATTAGCAAATTGCAGGGCTGGGCAGACCGTCACGGTATCCCTGTTTGGGCAGTGGCTAAAAAGATCGCACGGGAAGGTACAGAACCGCGCTGGATATTCCGAAACACATTTAACGATTTGCATAGCCATGTCGAATCGACAGTCGATGATTTCCTAATTGAGATAGTGAGGCAGATATGAAACTAAGGTATGAGGGGAACGGGGAATATATCCCCGGCGTTCCTGCGCGGGATTTAGATGATAGTGATATAGAGTCGATTAGTAATAGTTTCGACATGTCACACGATGAAACGGTCAATAGCCTGACCATGAGGGGGTTATACAGTGTGGTCAAATCAGCCCCCACAAAAGCACAAACACAAAAACCAGAAACGGTAGAGGGGGATTAAACGATGGCATACGGCCAGAAGAGCTTTAGGAAAATTCAGATTTCCGCGCCCGAAGGCACGCCAGGGACGGGCGCGGCGGCGACTGAGATATTGTTCGGTATATTGACCCAAAACTATGCTGATGAGGTATTCCACACGCCTGACCAGGATAGAGGTCTATTAGCCATGCATGTTGAAACACCGTTTGAATTACAAAAGGCGGTGGAATTGGAAATGACAGGCGAATTGTATGATAGGTTGGCGGTCATTGCGTTATCTAATGCCATTGCGGGCAATATAACACCGACCCAGCCTAATGTGGGAACGGAGCCTAACCATTATCTATGGACATTTGCGCCGGGTCTAACCACCGCTAACACGCCCGACATCGCCGCCGGTATTGATACATTCACAATCGAATATGGTGATAATGTGCAAGCGTATGAGGTGGACTATGCATTCACCACGCAGCTAGTTATTTCCGGCGTGGTCAATGAGCCAGTCAATTTTACCTGGACAGTGCAGGGGCAGGAAATGACCGAAGCGTCATTCACCGGGGCGTTGGTCGCACCGAGCGCGAACTATTTCGCATTCAATAAAGCCAAATTCTATAACGATACATCATTCGCTGGGGTGGGTGGTACGCAAGTTACAGGGATGTTACGTGCATTCACCT